GAAGCCGCTCGCCAGGAACGCGCCCGAATGGAAGCCGAAGCCGCGGCGCGCGCGGCCGCGGCCGAGGCGGAAGCGCAAGAGATCCAGCGCAAGGCCGAGCAGGCAGCGGCGGCCGGCGACGTCGAAGCGGCGGCGCGTCTGAACGCCGAAGCCGAAAGCCGCGTCGAGCAAGGCGCCGCCGAGGTCGAAACGCTGCAACAGACGGCCACGCTCATCACGGCGCCCGTCGCGGTACCGACGACGATCAAGACGGCGGGCGTCTCCGCGCGCAAGGTCTGGAAGGCCGAAGTGAGCGACAAGCTCGCGCTGATTCGCTACGTCGCCGAGCACCCCGAGTACGTGAACCTGCTCGACGCCAACATGCCGGCCATCAACAAGATCGCGCTCGCGCTCAAGGCGAACTGCCCGCTCGCCGGCGTGCGCGTGTTCGAAGACGACGTCATTGCAGCGAGGGCCGCATGACCGTCAACTGCCCCATCCGCCAGGCGCTCGCGCGCATTGCACCGCACCTCGAAACGCTCGACCCCGTCGATCGCGAGTCGTTGCGGCCCGCGGTGCGCGCCGTCGAGAACGACGTGGAAGTGATCCACGTGCCCGACCGGCTCGTCGCGCGTATCCGCGACATCGACGCGCGCCTTCCCAAACACCCGTAACGAGGGATCCATGGATATCACCACCGAGAAATTCGACCAATGGGCGATCGTCGAGCTGTTCGGACATCAGCGCATCGCCGGACGCCTGACCGAACAGACAATCGGCGGCTGCTCATTCGTGCGCATCGACGTGCCCGCTATCGAGCAGGCGGGCAAGCCCACGATCCCCGGCTTCACGAAGTGCTTCGGAAACGGCGCGATCTACGGCATCAGCTTCGTCGACGAGACGACGGCGCGCTTCACGGCGCAGCAACTCAAGCTGCAGCCGATCGACGTCTGGACGATCCGAGAGGCGATCAAGGCCGGGGTCATCACGCTCCCTGCGCCGGAGCGCGTCGCCGCCGATTTCGAAGTCACGGACGACGATGAGATTCCGCTGTAACTGCCCCGCCATCCCCGGAGATCCAGATGAAAATGTTCCAAATCGATCGCGAGCTCGTCAAGGTTCGCAGCGTCACCAACGTGCCCGAGTTCAAGGGCGAGAAGCGTGAGCACGGCTGCTCGGTGAAGTTCGAATTGCAGACCGACAACACGATCCTCGACGTGCTCGAGCCGGGCCTGCGCAGAGCGTTCTACGAAAAGGACAACGGCAAGGCAACGACGAACAACGAAGGCCAGGACGAGCTGCCGCTGCCGCGCCAGGACCTCGACTTGACCAAGCGCAAGTTTCCGTTCGTTCACATGCCGCTGAAGATCGACAAAGAGTTCGCCGGCTACAAGCTCGTCTATCACTGCGGCGCGACCGAGACGTCCGAGATCAAGCTGGGCGACGTCGCGCTGTCCGACTTCTCAGTCGACCTACAGAAAGGCGGCACCGTGCTCGTCGTGTTCGGTACGTACTCGAAGCCCGGCGCCGACGTGCAGGGCCGCATCGACCACATGGCGCAGACCCAAATCGAGATCAGCCTAATTCCGCCCGAAGAGAAGCAGCAGGAACTCGCGCCGGCCGACAAGAAGGGTTCTCGCAAGAAGACGGCGGCCGAGAAGGCTGGCGGCTCCGACGATCCGTTCGCGGGCTCCGACCTCGCACAGGACGACACGCGCATCGAAGGCGAGCAGAACGCGCTCAATGACGGCGCATGGCCGTTTCCAAAACCCGGTGACGTGCACGGCTCCGGCGAAGCGCCGCCGAACGAAGAAGACGACGGCGGCGGCAACCCGGACGGTGACCCGATCGACGAAGAGCAGGAAGAAGCGTAACCACCTCTCACCGCGCGCCATTGGCCCTCGGATTAGGCGCGCGGATTTTGGGCCGGCCAGTACGGCGGCCGTTTTTTTGGAACAGACATGCCCTGCACGCCCTTTCACACGCCCGACGGCTTGACCGGGATCGTCTGCACCAGCCGCCGACGCGCGCCCCGCTGCTCTGTGGCCGGATGCAACGCGCCAAGCGGTTTCCAATGCGATCACCGGGTGCGCGGCGGCAAGACGTGCGATCGGCACCTGTGCGCGGTGCACGCGCATCAAGTCGGCGACGACGTGCACTTCTGCCCGACGCACCTGGCGGAAACCGGCGGGGAGCGGCAACGCGGATTGTTTGATTGAGGACCTACATGAAGACCATTCTCTACTGGCTGTCGGGGCGTCTGCCGTGCCGGATCATTAGCGACGGGGACCGCCCCTACCTCGAGCGCTACTACCTCTTCACGCTTTTCGGCGTGCGCTTCTACCTGCATCGGTTCGTCGCAAGCGACCCCGATCGCGGGCTGCACGATCACCCGTGGCCGTGGGCGTTCTCGATCATCCTCGCGGGCTGGTACTACGAGCAGCGCCGCGGCGCCTTTCCCGAGCGCCATTGGTTCAACTGGATCACGGGCGACACGTTCCATCGCGTGATTCTCGCCAACGGGCCCGTCTGGACGCTCTTCGCGCATCGGGCTCGTCGCTCCAAGGAATGGGGCTTTCTGCGCGCTTTTGACCCGCAGACCATCATGTATATCAAGCACAAGCCAGGCGTAGCAGATCAATGGTGGAAAAGTGCACCGCTCGGCCTGGACGAGCCGCGCCGGGCCCAGCGTTGAGGATGACCGCCATGCACATCCTCGACCTGAACAAGCCGGAGCGCCGCAAGGGCTTCGAAACGTTCCTCGCGCAATCGGGCGCCGACGTCATCGCACCCACTTCGCAATGGGAGCTGCTGCGCTTCACAACAGCGCGAGGCATCGGCATCGTCTACACGAACGCTAAGAGCCGGATCACGCTCGTCGGCGAGGCTAAACCGGCGTTCGAAGCCTACCGGAGCCAGCACGCCTACGACGCTGGCCACAAGGTCAAGAGGCCGAACAATCGGCCGCACGGCGTCATCCGTCGGCTGCTTGATCGCGACGGCCCGGCGTGCTTCCTGTGCTGCAAAGACACGACGCCCGACGACCGCACCGTCGAGCACATGATCCCACTCGCGCACGGCGGCCCGAACAACATCCACAACTACGCGATCGCGCATCGCAAGTGCAACACCGACGCCGGCCACAAGCCGCTGATCGAGAAGATCCGCGTGCGCGAGGCGATTCTCGCCATGATGCGCGTGGCCCAATCCATTGACGAAATGCTTGCACAGGAACAGCCATGACGACCTTGAACCCAAGGCACTTCGCCCTACTCTCGCGGCTGCAACTCGGCGGCTGCACGTGCAACACCAAGACGCCCGAGCTGCGCTTTCACGCGGAAGACTGCAAATATCGATTGGCCTCTGAGATCGAACGCGAATTGCTCTCGCGCTCGCAGGACGTTGCGCGGGTGGCGCGGTCGTCGATCAAGCGCAAGGAAGAGCGAGACGCGTTGCGCGAACTCGATATCGAGGCGGTCATCACCCAGGCATGCGGCGCATACAAGACTGGTGAGAGCTATACATTCGAGGACGTGTGGAACTGCATCGAAGCCGCATTGAAGGACGAGAATCTCGCCCCACAGCCGCCGCAAGCCGACCATCTCGTCGCCGCTAGTGAAGCTCTGCGCGTCGCCATCGAGGCGCACAGCCATTTCGCGGCCGGTCTCGCTTTTGGCCTCGCCGCCCTAGCCCGCAAGAACGGTATGAGCGGCAACGGATCAATGCTCAGCGCGATGAAACGCGACGCAGCCGAGCAATCGCACTCATGGGATGAAGAAGGCGATCACTGCACAAAATGCGGCGATCCGGCCTGGTGCGCCGAGACGGTTTGCAAACCGAAAGGGGCAAGCGATGCGAATAACTGACCGCATCGGTTGCCTGTGCTGCGGCAAAGTGCGCGACGCCGCAGTGCGATCGAGCGAGAACCCGCGCGCTTACGTGTGCGCAATCTGCATCGACAAACACGCGCCTGCGGCGCAGCTAGGCGCCGACATGCTGCGTTTCCCGAAGACGCTCACCGAGCCCGTGCGGGAAGTGCTGAGCCTGATGCTCTGGGAGACATCGGCGATCGCGCACGCGCTGCGCGCCGCCGGCCACACGGTGGATCGCAAGGTCGAGGACGAGCAAGCCGTCGCCCTGCACTGGCTGCTCGGCTTTGCGCTCGAGCACGGCGCCGACTGGCAACGTCACGAGGCGCTCGCGCTGCGCGAGATCACCCAAGCGATAGGAGACCGCGATGGTACGCCCCCGACTCGATAACTCGTTGACGCGCGAGAACGTGCTCAAGCGCATGGTGCCCGGGCAGGTCTACACGGCCTACGCAATGGCGGCCAAGCTGCGCGTGCCGACGGCGCAGATCCGGCCGGTGCTGCAAGCGCTGATCGAGAGCAAAGACCTTGATCGCGCGCGGGCGCCAGCGAAGGAATTCGGGTTCGTGCGGCCTATCGGAGGCGAGGAGCCGAAGCCCGAGGTCAAGTGCAGCGTGGCGACGCAACCTGTGCACGTCCGGCTGGATGGAGAGTTGAAGTTTGACGCACTGATGCGCGCGGCGCTCGAACGGTGCAAGGGAGCAAAATTGCGATGAAAGAGCGTCATATCCCCTTTAGCGGCGAGATGGTTCGCGCGATCCTCGACGGCCGCAAGACGCAGACGCGGCGCGTCTTGACGCCGCAACCGCCGCCCGAGTGCGGCATCCATTACATGCTCGGCAACGAGTCTTGGCTCGCGCCCGAGGACCGAAATCCGTTACGCCACCATTGGGAGGCATGGGGCGGACCGCTCTATGAGAGCCGGCCCAAAGGTCATCTTTGCGGTTCGCACACAGTCAAGTCGCCCTACGGTGCACCGGGCGACCGTCTTTGGGTGCGCGAGGCTTGGCGCACGACCGGCGACGGCGGCCGCTGCGATGACATGCCGCCGCGCGATTTGCAGCCGCATCAGGTTTGGTATGAGGCAGACGGGCCGGCGCTCGCCGATGAATGCGTCGGCAAATACCGTCCCGCGATGTTTATGCCGCGTTGGGCGTCGAGGCTCACGCTCGAGGTAATGGGCGTGCGCGTCGAGCGGTTGCAAGAGATCGATTGGGAGGACGCGATCGCCGAGGGCATTCGGGATCCGCGTCGCGCCGCATGGCGCGTGGACCCGGTCGAGGGATGCGTCGCCAAATACCGTGAACTTTGGGACAGCCTAAACGCCGCGCGCGGCTATGGATGGGACACGAACCCTTACGTTTGGGTTGTCGAATTTCGGAGGATTGCATCGTGAAGACCGTCTTCCTGCTTATGGCCCAATACAATGCCCGTGCCGTCGTGCCCATCGACGAAGTGTGCAGGGACTACTTCGCGCCGCTCACCGTGCCGACCCTGCTACGTAAGATATCCACGGGCGAGATTCGCTTGCCCCTCGTGCGCATGGAGAGCTCGCAGAAGGGGGCCAAGGGCGTGCACGTTGACGATCTGGCCTCCTACATCGACGCGCGGCGGGCGGCGGCTGTCAAGGAATGCGCTCAGCTTTGCGATTGAACCGGCGCGACGACGTCCAACCACTTCCAACCCGCCCACCGGTCTCCTGCATGCCGCAGATGGGTGTAGCGCTTCAGTGACGCCCAACTGCGGTGTCCCGTCACTGCCGCGACGTGCGGAATGTTCCAACCCATTTCGAACAGCCTGCTCGTGCCCTCATGGCGCAAGTCGTGAAAGTGCAGGTCCTCGATCGCAAGGAACTTGCAGGCCTTCGTGAAGCTCGCGCTGATCGACCGGCTGTTGTAGGGAAAGATCGCACCTTTCCCACGGGGCATAGCGTCGATGAGACGCGCGGCCTCGCCGGGCAGATCGCACCACGTATCGTTTCCGATCTTCTGACCGGGATGCTTCATGTCCCGCACGAGCACGCGATCGCGCTCGTAATCCTCCCAGGCGATCGTCGTGATCTCTTCCTGCCGGCGCGTCGAAAATAGGGCGAAGACGACGAGTTGCAGCATCGGGATCTCGGCTCGCTCGCGACGCTCCATTTCCTGATAGTAAGAAAGGATGCGGTCGAGCTCGTCATGCGTCGGCCGGCGGTCGCGCTGCTCAGATCGGCTCGTGGCGCCGAGGCGCTTGAGCACCTTGCGCGCGTCGTCGATCGCCTGCTGCTCAAGCGGGTACCCCCAGGCTGGCCGCGCGATTGCCACCACGGCGGCCAGGTGCGACATATAGTTGCCCGCCGTCTGCGGCTTCACATCGAGGCTCTGTGCGAATTGAACGAAGTCCGTGCTATCGATTTGGCTGCAACGCTTGCTGGCGATTGACGCCGCCTGAATCGTTTCGAGAACCTGCTTCTTGGTGCGGCCGAGCTCGCGCTTCGATTCGCGGATATAGCGAGCGATAACCTCGGAAAGCAGCGGGTCCTCCTGCTTGGCTGAGTCAAGCGCGCCTGGCCGCGCCAGCTCGCGCTCGCGCTTGTCGAGCCACGCGCGCGCCGCTGACTCTCGATCGAACGTCCTTGCCTGGGTGTAGACGACCCTGCCGCCTTCCTTCCGGCGGATCTGGGCGGTATACCCTATACTTCCGTCGCTGCGCTGTCTTGGTGTGATCGTCCCCATCTTCCCCGGTGCTACATGGTCGTTTTCGGCGCTACATCGTAGCACCAACGCCCAAAAACCAGTGAAAATGACAGAAAACCACGTCAAACCACGCAACGCAAAATTGGCCGTAAGTGATTGAGTTAGTTGGAAAATGCAATGAAATCAACGCCTAGGCGCGTATCTGTGGCGCCCATGATGGATGGGAACTACCGAAACGGCGTCTCGCCTTATCTGGCGGGGTTCTGAGGGTGTTGTGCGCTCACCGCGTAGCACTGACGTAGCACCGCCAACCGGCGAAAGACCCCACGTTAGGCGGGGCGATCGGTCAGTGTGACGCCGGTTTCCACCCGCAGTTTTTCATCCCCGCCTCGTTATGCGCAAGGATGGCGCGGGCCGTCGCGTCCGCGAGCACGTCCGTCTTGCTCACATAGATCGGCGCCGTCCAGTCGCACGCCGTGTCGACGACGCGTGTGCGTGTTACGAGCTGCGGCGCGCATGGCGCCTGCTCAGTCGTGGGACCATTGGTTGCGCAACTGCTCAGCAGCAGCGCCGTTAGGCAAAGCGTTGACGTCGTTTTCCGCATCGATTCTCTCCTGGGTTGCTTTCGCGTCGGCCTGCGCCGCCGCGGCGTTTGCCTCGGCCTCGGACTGGCCGACGGCGGCTACCTGCGCCTGGGCCTGCGCAACACCCTTCTGAGCCTCGGCAACGCTCTGCCCCGCCTTGGCGACTTTCGTGTCGGCTGACTTCGTCCCCGCCCAGCCAAAGAGCGCACCGCCGCCGAGCCCGAGCACGCCAACGATGACCGGCCAGAACTTCGCGATGAGGGAAACGAGGATCGTCGTCATGTCGGGCTCCATGTGCCGGTGAGAAAGAGATCGCGCTCGGCGCGCCGGCGCTTGACGAGCCCGTCGAGCACTTTGCCCGCTGCGACATTCCAGCGCGGGAACTGATCGGCCGCCCCTTGATAGTTGCCCGCGTTCAGCAGACGCAGCATCGTCGACGAACGGAAGTTGCCAACGCCAACGTTGTAGACGAAGTCGACGAGCGCCGCCTTTCGCGCCGCCGTGAGCGGCACCGTAACAAGCACATCAACCTGATCTGCTCGAGCGCCCAGATCGATCGTCAAACGGCTGTCGGCATGCTCTTGTGTCCAGACGGTACCGCACACGACATCGGGGCCTGTCGCGCCCCATCCGCACGTCCACGGCTCGGCGCCGGTCGCAGGATCTGGATAAGCGACCAGGCGGCACGACTCGAAGTGCTCGGTCATCGGACGGCACAGCTCGAGCCACGTTTCGCCGACCGTTTCGGCTGGAACGTTTTTCGATACAGGCGGTGCGATTTCCGTTCCATGCGGCGCGGAAACCGGATCAGTGGTGCCCGAAAGTGGAACAGCATTCGAAAGCATCGGCACGCAGACGGCCGGCGCCGGGTTCAAGCCGAATAGCCTCGCGAGCACGTCGAGCAGGTTACTGAGCGCCATCGCCGCCACCTTGCGGCCCGCGGTCGAACTTCACGACGCGCGCGAGCAAAACGAGCACGAAGCCGGCCGTCGCGATCCAATGCGCCCAGCCCTGCGGAAGCGCAGCCTTTAGATCGTCGGGCATTTGGTTCCATGCGGCGAGCAGCGCAGGGCCGGCGCCAAAGATCACGGCCATCGCGCCGGAAAGCTGCACCGAGCCGAGCTTATGTGCGCGACGCCAATCGTCGATCAATGTCAGCTTCATTTAGACCACCTCGCCGTATCAGGCCGATTACCGGCCTTATCAAGGATTAATTGCGAAAGCATTGCCTTAATGTCCCGCAAATCATCTTTCATGCTTCTATTGCTCTCTTCGAGCACCGTCACGCGGTTGGACAATCCCTCGTAGAGCCCGATCATCCATGCCGAAGCGCCTACCAGCGCGGTCAAGATGGTGATAACCGCCGCGACCGTAGTTACGACCGTCTTTACGCTGATTAACCACGAATTTTGCTCATTTCCCGCTTTGGCAGTGCTGCTCATAAACCCCTCGGATTGACATTCGCCGAATGGCTGAATTATCGGCGAATACAGCCCGTGATTTTCGTTGCATACAAATATGGTGGTGCCGGCACCGGCTTGCTGAGGCTGCAATTTCCCACTTGACGTGTAGGCGGAATCCGCCTATCTTTCGTGGCATAGGAAGCGCACATCGCGCGGCCGCCATCCGAAAGGAACCCATCATGAAACGCTGCTTTCGCGCGCTCGCGCGTCTTGGATACCCTCACCATGCTCTTTCGCTCCCCGACCGTTGCACAGATGAAGCAATGGAAAGAGACGCTGAAGTTTTCGGGCGCGCAGATGGCAAATATCCTCGGGCTCAAGAGCGCGCGCCGTTGGCGCGACTATGCCGACGAGAACAAACCGCAGGGCATTCCACCTGCAAACCTCTTCATGGCCGCAGCGATAACCATCCTGCCGCGGGAAGAGATCGACCGCGTGCTCGCCGAAATGCGCCGGGTCGGAGCGGTGATAGAACTGGACGATTCACCGGATTCCCCGGAGCACGCTGGCGGCCAAGAGCAATAGCCGCCGTCTCCCGTATAATCCCCGCCGGAAAAAACAAGAAATCGAGGGACCAGATCGTGCGGGGACTTTTCGCTTCGCTTTTTGGTGCATTCATCGTGTCTTGCAGCGGATGCGGTGGTGGTGGCAGCGGTGGCGCTGCGCCTGCGGCCCAGGCAACCCCTGTGCAGATGGCTCATGCAGCAATCATTCCCCTCGAGTCAGACGCCTCCCACGTCGCCCCCATGGCGATACCTGCCAACCTGATCGCACCGACCAATCCGCCGCTGGCGTCTGTAGCTCCGGTGGACAACCGCTACCTAGCCGTCGCGGACTACGCTCACCTGTACTGTTTCGACGCGTCGAATGCATCAATTCAAAGCGTGGGGCGACCACAGAACCTGCAAGGGGTCTGGCAGCCAACAGGCGTGGCCTATAACGCGACGTTGGGTCGCGCATACGTCGCGAACTATGCCGGCAACAATATCGTCGAGCTTCAATTGGACTGCTCGACCGCATCGGCGGTCGTGTCAAACACGATTTCATCAGCCTCGACCGTCAGCCCCGAGAATGTCGCCCTGACCGATGACGGCAGCATGCTCGCCTCGGCCAACTACGACGGCAGCACCGTCACCGTCTTCAAGAACGTCAATGGCGTGTGGAACCCCGCATGGACGGCGTCCGTCGGAAATGCCCACGGCGTTGCCATCATCGGCAATACGCTGTATGCGACTAGCCTTCACGACCGGACCATCACCGCATTCGATCTCAAATCGGGATCGCCCCTGAAGACGGTCGGATCGTTGGGCGCCGATGGGACGAAGAACCAGTACATGTGGCCAACCGGTCTGGCGAACTTTAATGGAACGCTGCTCGTAACCGATGCGCACACCGGCTACGTGTGTGCGCTCGACGCGACCACGCTTGCCACTGAGACCTGCTTCGGTGGATTGGGTGGGGGCATCAAGCTGTTCAACATGCCATATGGCGTTGCAGTGCGCGGCAATCAGGTGCTGGTTGCGGACGCATTTTCCAGCCAGTTGCTGAACATATCGTTCGACCTTGCGCAACGGCGTGCGATCGTGACGAACAACTGGTATTGGACGGGCTCTAGGCCAGTCAATCCTGACTATGTGGCCTATCAGGGATCGCCCCGCGCGGTAGCGATTGCCACGAATCCCTATTCGAGCGTATGCCAGATGCCACCATGGCTCTCTTCTTTCACCTGCGCATACGCAGGCCTGACGAGCAACTCGCAGTTCCTTCGTTTCATGACCGAGGCTTCGATATTGCCGGCGCCGGGCGAGTTCTATTTCATCCAATCATTTCCTGGACATAACTCGCAGGACGTTTATTTTTTCTCCCCGCAGAGCATAGCCGTCATCAATGCTCGAGTGGTGAATGGCGTTCCATACATACTTTCGCGAAATTACGGTGCGTTCGGTCTTTTCGACGATGGGACCGCGTTGGTTTCGCCTTCAACCAGCATTCAAAAGACCAGCATCGAGACCACGTTTGACGGACTAGTGAGCTCTCTTGATGCGGCGAGGACGACGTCAGGCGTCATTCTTCCTCAAGACGCCGCTCCCCTGCTGCTGTCAGCCTCCAGCACCGGGGCAGACTTAGCATCCGCCCTGCAGGCGAGTGTTGGCGCCACGGGCTCGGCATCTGGTCAAGCCTTTCTGAATGCATACCTGTCCTGCACGGCGAATAGCTGCGACGCCAACCTCGTGAAGCAGAGCGCGATTGATTTTTTCAGTGAACAATCGAAGGACAACGATGTCCTTCTCGATCGCGAGCTGATTCCGTGCATGCTTGCCAACGCGAAGTGCGTGCCGGCGATCTGACTGGCACTTAGCAAGCGCCTAGGTTCCCGCCGGATACGCCGGCTGCGTTGGCAGGGGTTGCGTTGGGTCGCCCGAGGCAGCCGAAATGATCGCCCTTAAGGCCTTTCGATATGTCACCCATGCGGCCGGCACTGCAACGCCGTTCTCGGCGCATCGCACCACAGTACGATCGGATTTATCGAGAGCGATTTGGGCCGACGCTTGGTATGACGACCATGCGGCCGCCGCTGGAGTGGTTGCAGCCGCGAACGCGGTACCGCTGTAGGTATAGCCCGATTTGATCGTTGAGTCGCAAGGAATCCATGAGCCAGGAAGGCTCGCAGGGAAATACTTGCTGGGCTCGTCGCCATCGGGAAGTATGGCTGTTTCCGCTACCATCCCAGAAACTACGCGTGCGAAGTAATCCATTTTCACTCCATCAATACCGAATCACAATCAAACCGTTTGCTCCGTTTGCCCCTGAGTTCGCTCCTCCGCTGCCAGGACCACCCGCACCCCCACCGGGAAACCCTCCGTTAGAAGATGCACTGGCGCCAGAGCTTCCACCTTGACCGCCTCGCGGGGACGAGCCACCAGCACCACCCGAGTAACCCGAAGTCTGCGAAATCGGGGCCGGAAATCCTGAGGCGCCACTGATATTGATGTCGCCGCCAGATGCGACCCCTCCGCCGCCAATCGAGGTATAGCTTGAACCAGTGCCGCCACCAGCTGAAAGGGCGCCGCTATTGAACGTCGTGGTGCCGCCACTTCCTCCAGTGCCACCATAGGCAACTGCGGTGCCGCCGGCGCCAACGTTATACGAGATCGAGGTTCCGGGAACGACCGCGAGCAGCTTCTTGAAGTAAGCGCCGGCGCCTGCTCCATTGATTGCCGCACTTGTGGATGACCCGCTGGTTGCCGCACCGCCCCCCCAGCCGTCGACCTCGATCCAATAGACGCCGGCCGGAACAATCCAATTGCCAGCGCCAACGGTCGTCAATAGGACTTCGGTGGTCCAACGCAGAAGGCCGCGCTCGGAGTAGTAATTCGATCCGTCCGAATGGATCGTGAGGCTCTGGCCCGGGCCGATGATGACCCCGGAGCCGCCATCGAGAAGCGCACCACTGCCGACACTGATGGTATCCGACGCCGTTGTATCGCTGTTGACGATCGTGACCTTCCACGTTGCCGGCAGCACGCCCGGCGTCGTGCCAGGCAGCGTATCGGCCATTGCTGCACCGCTGTTCGATCGACGCACCGTCGCAAGTGCGTCTGTCGATGCGAGCGTGTAACCCGCGCCAGTCTGGGAGCGGATGACGCCGAGTTGCCCCAACTGCACTGCATGCTGAGAGGCAGTAGCGGGGGCGATGCTCTCGGCCGGCTGCGTGATGTTTGTGCCGTCGCCTGTGATCTTCTGCTGGCCGGCTGCGAGCGCAATGCCGGTGCCAGCCGCAGTCTTGGCGGTAATCGTGAATGTGCCGGTCGTATTGTTCACGACCTCCCATTCCTTCGTCCACGTCGGGAAGATGATTTGTACGTTGCCTGTCAGCGTGCCGGCGAGCGTTATCTTGCTCTTGGCGGCCTGGGCAGGCGTAAGCGTCACATTGGCGTTCGTGAGGCCCGTGATCGGCGTGACGCCGTAGTTATAGCCCGGAACCCAATTCGCAGCGCTGCCGTCCGTGGCATCGGGGTTCGTCTCGTTGTTGTCCGCCGTGTTGAGCCAAAATCCCGTCAAGTCCGCGCGCATGAGGCACGCGCCATTCGGATACCCGGCGACGTTCGTGTCGGTCGTGAATGCGCTGTTCCAAGTGTATCGGCCACCGGCGTGCGCCCATCGGATCGACTGCGTGATGAGGTTGAAGATGCCGTTGAAATCGCCATAGGCGGGCGCGATGCCGCCGGCTGCGACCTTGATCGCACAGATCGGCGGAAAGCCGTCATTGAGCGACGCCGCGCCCGGCGTAATCGTGATCTGCGACGCCTCGGGAATCGTGTTCTTCGTGCCGTTGGCGGCCCACGCGAGCGGAATGAGTGTCGGGGTTTGGTTCGATTGCATGTCGCATCCTTTATCAGTGCGCGTCAGCTTACGTTATCGGCGCCATTGAAAAACGTGCCCTCGCCGAACGTGGCGCCACCGCCTTCGTTGAAACCAAAAGTGGATCCGGCTGGGATCTGCACCATCATCGCGAGCACGCCGGTCGGCCGAGGCAGTGCTCCCGACTGCGTCATGACGGCAACCTCCCACGGTTCGAGATAGAACTCGAACGTGTAGCGCATCTGCATGTTGCCGAGATCGTTGATGTAGCAACGGCCGCGTCCAGCGAATAGGTTTTGAAGGAGCTGGTTGTAGCTCGGGATAGAACCGTCCGAGATGTTCGCCATGGCCTTGACGAGGATCAGCGTCTTGAATGCAGGATCCGCGAGCTCATAGGTCTGCGTCGTGCTCGCCCCGTTGTAAAAGACACCTTCGCCGAACGTCGCGGCGCTCGCCTCTTTGAAGCCAAAGTCGAGGTCGGTAGAGGGGATCTGCAATAAGCGCCCATTCATCAGCCCGACGATTTTTCCCCAGATATCTAGCCCTTTGCCGACTGCTGAGTCGATGTTCCAAATGTTGTTGAAGAACGCGTCGATGTCCGCCGACGGATCGATATAAGCGTTCATGTTTTGGATCAACTGAACGAGCGTCGGGCTATTCGCATACTGGCTAAGGATGGTTTGCTCGACGTCGATCATATGAGTTGCACCGATATATTTGACGCGGTGATCGTCGGCGTTTGGTCGATGCCTATTGCGACCGAGTTCGCATTCGCGGTCGTCGTACCAAGTTGGATCGACAGCAGCTCGACGGAGGGATCGATGGCCATGACGCCCGGATAGTAGCGCCCCGCGAAGATGGTGCTATTGCTTCGCGCGCGCGAGCCGCCATCGGCGCCCGTGAATGCCGCGATGATCGCGTTTTGGACGAGCACGTTGATATTGGCTGGCAAGTTCGGGTTGTTGACGAGCTGCACGGCGAAGAGAATTGGCACCGCGGTCAACACTTGGTAGTACACAGTGTATTGCGGATATGGCTGAGAGCCGACGCTCGTGTCATACACTGTCACGCTCGTGCTGCCGTTGTAGTTGCAGCCCGGCGACTTCTTGGTCCAGATCGCGTTGCCGATGGCCTGCGCAGCGCCACCATACACGCCCACGTAGAGTGAATTCTTCGCGAGGGTGAAGTCACCGATAGTGACCGGCGTGCCCAGCGGATTGTCGAGCACGCATGCGTCGAGCACGCCGGGCACGTTCAGCACTTTGGCCCGCACGGCCGGCACCGAGCCCGCGGCATTGAGCGCAACGGACTGGCGACGCCGATATTCGAAGTCCGCGCGGCTTTCGACGTTGCGTCCCATGACGCCCGACACGACGCTTACCGTATCCCATCCGGGGATCGCTTGCGAAATCGACACTTGATTCGCTGCCGGCACGGCGATCGGGCCGGTCGTCGCATAGGCGAAAGACAGCGTAATCGATCCGCTTGCCGGGATCGTGCCAGCCTGAGTGCAGATGATGACGTTTTGGTTTTGATCCTTGATGC